TCATTTGTTACAGAATCAAAAGCTTTTATGTGCCATGGAATTAGCCATTTAGGCAGAGCTTGTCCCCATTGACCAGGCCCTAAAATTGTTTTATATACAACCGTACTGGTTTCTCTATTTATAAATTCTATATTATACTTATTCTTGCTTGTTCCACTAATTGACAGACGTGGCCCATTTGTAAAACTAATATGAAAAATATCTGTTTTGTTAGCCTTTATAATAGTTGTTTTGTAAGCTTCTATAAGCTCTTGTTGCATTTTATTCATTATGGACTGCTTGGATAATTGTTTTTACTTGTGCCGGATGTAATGAAGCATCTTTATCAAAAAAAGTTATAAGTGGATTATTAGAATATGCTCCATCATAAATAGGAAGATCATACATTAATACTGGCAATTCCCACGCTAGTGCTTCTCGTACAACCAACGGATTAGTTTCTAATGTAGAGGGAAATACTACAGCATCACATGCTTGATAAAATACTTCAACATCAGAACGTTCTCCCCATACTACACAGTTAGTAGGTTTATATACCATGAGAGGTCCCCAATATTTCTTAAAATTTTCTGCTTGATTACCTATAAAGTTAAAATTGGCAGGAAATTTCATATCTTTAGCAATTTTAAATACATGGCCTTGATTTTTACCGGCAGTAAAAAGTCCGACTGTTAAAACTTGCTTAATGTCTATTGACATATTAAGTTTTTGTCTTGCCTCTTGTTTGGTAAACATACGAATTTGTTTATCAATAGGATATTCAACTACGTCATAAGGAATATTTAAATTCTTATATCGTTTAGCTTGTCCCTCACTAACAAAAATAAATTTGTCTGGTAAAAACTTTTTTGTTTTGACATTATAAGTTGAATTGTGACAAGTCTCGATAAGCTTATATGTCCGGTCTGGACGATATAACCATTCAAAAGGTTTTGGATCATAACTATACCAAAAGCATTCGGGATGTTCTTCTAAGTGGACTATGTCAGGATTGAGCTTCTTGACAATTTCAATAAGCTCGCTTTTATCTTCACGAAGAGTATAAAAGTTATCGCCTACAAGCGCTTGTATCTTGTCGCGCTGTACAGTGAATTTATCACTGATTTGAGAAAACTCTATAACATGAACAACAAAAACGTTTTTTAGAGCTTCAATTTTTTTAAGTAAATACTGCGGTTGCCCACCTGTTGATAAATGTGGAGCAACAAATAGTAGTGTTTGCATATCATTAAATGGTTAAGTTATTACTAATGGTCCTCATAATTCTATTTCATCACCATCAATTAAATCGTATCCTAAATTACTGTTAAAAGTAATTACTACGTTTGATCCGGAATTTACAATAGAATTAAAACAATTTTTAAACACAGCCATTCTATTAATTCCAACGGCCCAATCATTTAAATCAATTGCGGTACCGTTCGTATGAAAAGCTGAATAAATATTATAATCTTCGATTGTAGCCGTGTTTATGGTTGTAAAAATGCCGTTTGCCTTTATCATGTACTCCACAAAAGCAATAAGTTCATCCGTATCTTCTTCAGTCGGATTTCCCCAGTAAGCCTCCAATAAATGTGCTAATTTATTTGCCATTAAACTGCATCCATTGGGCCCCAGAGTTCAATCTCATCTCCGGCTTCTAAATCATATAATAAATTAGAATTAAATGTAATTACTATGTTTGATCCAGAATTAGCAATAGATGTAATAGTTTGTTTTGTAGCCACTAATCTATTTATAAAAACAGACCACATACTTAAATTAATAGCCGATCCGTAACTATGAAACATAGCAGGCATATTATAATTTTCAATTGTAGCCGTAGTTGTAGTTGTAAATGTACCAATTATTCGTTTTAAACTACTAACCCACTGAACCGCCAAGGCCGTATCGCCTTGTGATGATTCATACCAATAGCTATCTAAAAGCTGTTTAACAACTGCATACACAGTTTGTTGCTCTGCTGCTTGTACTACGTCAGTTTGTAAAACTGCTAAAGCAATTTGTAAAGTATCTTTTTCCAATTCATATATTTGATCATCGTGTGAAATTAAAGAACACTGTGCGTTGTACTCAATAACATACCCTAATTTTTCTGTTTTACGAATTTGTTTTACAATCCATCGTTGGTTACGATCGTCTATAACTATGTCTCTAGTTCTTATAGGAGGAAAATTTAACATTGTAAACAAAGCATCATGAGGCATCCATTCCCCAAACATAGTAATTTGATTATATTTTGGCGCTGGATTTAACATTCCCTTTAAATAAATTGAACTGAAATAGCCATCTATCCACCCAGTACCATGACAAATTGGACAAGAATCATTTTCTATTCGCTGTAAAGTCGTATTTCAACATAAAGAACAGTGTGTTCCATAAGTTCTTTTTTTAATAATGAAAAAATCCCGTCCCGAATATTGATTTAATGCAATCCCCTTTTGTCTTACAATCTCTAAAGCTGCTTTATCTGTTGTTGTTGCTTTACGAAAAGAGGGCGTGTTGGGTTGTACAGACTCTACTAAAGAAGCTATATTAATAAATTTTAATTTATAATACCAAATACGCATTGGATCAAAGATACCTGAAATGCTATAATCATCATAATTATACAACGTAGCAGAAACTCCTGCTTCCACTAAATCAAACCCGAGAAGGCCTGAAATTCCTGGATTTTCAGATCTATATACACTTATACTATATCCTGATAAAACTTCAGCAGTATCGTCTAAATCCCAGGTTAAGGTAAGTTTATTTACATCATAAGATGTTATATCGAGGCTTGTTAAAGTTAACATTTTTTAATAATCGTAGTCTTCGGTATCTAAATATAATGAATATTCTGAAGGAACGCTGCCATAGACAGAATCTATATTTGCTCCAATTTTCATATTTTGAATAGCCAGACGATACTTATTAATTAAAATATTAAAATAATTAATATAACGTCCATAGGTATCATAATCTTTAATTGTAACTCCACCCGTATCATTATATGTTAATGCATTTCTGGCTGATAAGATTCCTTTACCTGTTAAAACTTGTAAAGTTGCACCAAGTTTTAGAGTAGCCCAAGAAGGAAAAGTACTAATAGTATATGGCGTTGTTGGGTTTGGAGGTGTATAATTAATTTCATCTAGGGCGTCATCAATACACTCATATAAAAACGCGTCCGTGCTTTCTTGTGCCTGTAAAAGTTTATTTAAAGTAGCCTCATCGCCAAGCCAACGTCTTAAACGATCTACTTTTGCCTGATATGCTGTTGGTACTGCTGGGTCTGCCATAATTATTTTCCTTTAAGTTATTTTATACCTAAATATAAGCATTTACCGAAAACTAGTCAAGCATTTAAACAAAAAAGGGACTTCGTTAAAAGTCCCTTTTTTATAGTCTGTAACTATTATCTAACTTAAGGTTAGTTTAGCACAAGATTTGGTATTACCAATTCCCATACCTACACTTTCATAAGCAGCAAACGAAATAATATTCTTTTTCTTTTCGATCCAGAATTTTACATCATTTAATACTAAGAATTGACCCATAAATTCTTGAGCTGTGAAGCCATAGATTTTATTGTCAAGTAAGCTAACTTTATTAGATACAATCAAACGACGGCCGAATAGTGTTGAATAAGAATAACCATTTACATGGGTTTCTGATCCTACGGCGTCACCAACTGTTGTTGCTTCATACAAGAACAGACGGTTAAACATTTTAGTATCCATTAAGATAATTTCGGTACGCAACTCATTACCATCTAACACATCAAAAAGCTCTTTAAAAGAGAGTTTTGGGATTTGGCCGGTGGCATAAGAACCAGTAATTGCACTTGATTCTGTTGCTACGGCTGCGTCCACTTGCGCTAAGAACGATGTATCTTCGATTTTTTGAATATCCAACACTGAGTTCTTTTCGATAACCTCTGTTAAAGGCATTTCGTAAGCTAATAGTTCTTCTTCGGTTTTTTGGAAATCCTCTGAACTGATCATAAAGAAAGGAATCTCATAACGAGGTCCTTCAATATAGTTCCAATCGGGTTCGCCACGGAAGTTTACTGTCATAGCTTTTGAATCAGGTTCAATATCAACAATCTTTACAAGACCATCGTGATTAACTGAACGAGTTAAATCGGCTTTTGTTACATACTGAGGTTGTATAACTTTACGTGCAAAAGATACTTCGCGTAACTTTTGACGAATGAAAGCAGATCCTTCCATTGCCACCTTTTCCAGTCCATCCGGTGAATCTAACTTTTGGATGAACAGCTCGTTGATAGTACTTGCTGATAATTTGTCCATGTTATATTCTCCTATTAAGTCGTAACGTATTCAATTACGGTATGGCTGGTGTTAAGATGAGTAATAGAGTGACTTGCTTTTGTGCAATAGGCTATAATCACTGCGTCACCGGTCGATGTACCACTTAAGGTACCATCTGCTGCGGCATACAGGGCTTCGCCAATTGCTGGTGTGGCTGTAAATTGGTCTGTTAATGCGCGGAATTTGCCCCACACTACAGTTAATTTGCCAGTTCCACCGGATGCTACTGCTCTTGTATCTGGTGTAAAACCAACAGTACCGTCACGATTAGATTCTGTCCAAACAGTACCTAATGCAAATGCGCCTGCGGTTGGCAGGTCAATTGTATCAGTTGCTGAGTGAGAAATCCATGTTCCGGTATATCCTGACGCCAGCAACCCTGCTGTAGGGGCTACGTCAAATCGATGCACCAAATTTAAGTTTGTCAACATTCTAAGCATTATTACTTTCCTCCAGTAATATTATTGTATTAATTGTCATCCAGCAACGCATTTATAAAGCGTTCCTCTGGAGACTGTGATATAGATGAATAGTCGTTAGCAACTTTGCCTAAAAAAGATCCATTTCCATTTTCTGTCATTGCCGCTGCCTTTTCTATTACATCTAATTGTTCTGATGGTTGTTCACAAAAATCTGTGAATGTCTTATCAAAATTTTCTAAAGTGATGTGACCAACTTTTAAAAATTGCGTTGCCAACTTGTGAGCACGTTTAGTAATCTCAAGTTGATCGACTTGCTCTTGCCTCGTCAACTCACTTTGTGATAATTCACTTTGCAATTGACGAATAGCAAGAGCTGCCTGTTTATTTAAACCTTGTTCACTCATTTTAATCAAAAGAAACTATTTTTCTTCTTCTTTTTGTGAAGCTTCCATTTCGGCTTTAAAACCTTTAGCCATTATTATACCTAATTGATGGTGTTCAGCAACTTTTTCTTGCTGTTCTTCAATTTCTGCGTCATGATCTATTAGATATGATGCTAACTCTTGTACATCGTCTTCTGTATAATCTTCACCATGTTCTTTTGCCAACATATTGTCAGCAATAGTTGCATATTTAGTAATAACTTCAATACGTTCTTCAGCTACTGCTTCTTCTGCTGTTTTTTCTATAGCTTCTTCTTGTACAACTTGTTCGCTATCAAGCATTCCTTCATATACGTCTAATAAATTAGCCATTATTTAAATCTCCTCTTCTGGAAAGTATTGTTCATATAATCCAAGAATAATACGTTGATCCGGTCTTAAAGATGCTAGTTTTTCGTCGTCTTCTTTTTCAGCTTTTACTTCTTTTTTAACTTCTACTTCTTTTTCAACTTCTGCTTCTTTTTCAACTTCTTTTTCATCTTCTTTACCGGCTTCTTCAGATACCTTTTCGATTACTTCTTCGGCATCTTTATTTAATTCGGCT